GACCCGTGCAGAGCGTGACGCTGAAACCCGCGCCCGCCTTGCTTCAGCCCGTGCATTCGGTAACGAGCGCCGTGGGGTTTACGAAGCCCAGTTGGCCGCAGAGCAGGATTTGAACACGCAACAGACGCTGGCTAACCTGTATCAGCAGGGCTACGGACAGGCCGCTGGCTTGGCATCGCAATTGCCTTCACAGCAGCTTGCTGGAGCCGCGCAATTAGCTGGATTTGGCGCGCAGGCATTGTCTCAAGAACAGGCTCGTCAGCAAATGTTGGCACAGGCCGGACAAGCACAACGTCAGATGGCCCAGCAGAACCTTGATCTGGCCTATCAGGACTTCCTTGCGCAGCGTGGCTATCCGATGGAGCAGCTGCGAGTGTTGCAATCCGGCATTGCTGGTGTTCCTGCTACAACGTCTTCTGCAACAACCACTACAACGCCTGGACAGGGCTTCCTTGGCACGGCTGGTGATGTTGTTGGCATCCTTGGTGGCCTTAAGAAGCTTGGGATTTTCTAATTATGGCTATGAACCCAAACATGACTGATGCAGAACGTCTTGCGCAAATCATGCAGGGCAATCTTGCTGGGCAATTGAACACTGGCGACAAGCTTTCGGCGTTGGGCGCATTGCTTAAGTCTGTATCTCGCGGCTCGACGACAACACCGCAACAGGTCATTCAGGGCCTTCAGCAGCAGAAGCTGCAAGAAGTTCAGGGCCGCATTCAGCTTGATGAGATGAGGAAGCAGGCTGAACGGCAGGCGCAACTCAATGCCGTCCGTCAGCAATATATCTCTGAACTTTCCCAGACCAATCCGCAGTTGGCCCGTGCAGTGCAGTTGATGAGCGCAGATGACTTCGCAAAGCTGATTGTGGAGCAGAATAAGGCGCAGGCTCCTGCACGTTTGGCATTTGACCCACTTGGCCGTCCTCGTGACCCGTTTACTGGTGCAATCGTTAATCCGTCTGCACGTTTGCAGGGATTGCCGACTGTAGCAAGTGACGCTGATTATGAAAAACTGCCATCTGGTGCGCAATTCGTAGACCCTGAAGGCAATATTCGGAGTAAACCATAATGGGATGGCGTGACGCACCTATTGTAAAGCCTGCACCTGAGGCTCTCCAGCAGCCTGTAAAGCCAACTGAAACTCCCGGCTTCCGTGGTGCTGTTGCTGGCGCTGAGACTGCTGCAACAGAAACTGTTAAGGCTGGTTTAAAGCCTCAGACTGAGGCTGCGACTGCTGCTGCAACTGCTAATATTCCAACTCCTGCTATTTATCAGGATTTGGCATCGGCACGCACGCAATTAAACAGCGTTGCAAAGCAACTTGGCCGCGCAGAGCAAATCTACAATCGCTCGCTGAAGGGCAAAGAGCCTTGGCGCGTGGTTCGTGAGTATTTCCCAGGCGCATTCCCTGGCGATAGCGTGTCAAAGGATGTTGGCCGCTTCAATACTGCAGCAAGCCAGCTTTATTCGTTGGCAAGCCAGATCACCCGCGTTCCCGGTGAAGGTGCGCAGGATATGCGTGAATTTGCTCAGAAACTTGAAGCCTTTAAGCCTATGGCTGACGATAAGGATGAAGTCATTGAAGAGAAGTTGGGCGGTCTTCGCTCACTTATCTCTGAGCGCCTAGACTTTGTTAACAGCCGCTTGGCCGAAGTGAAGAAGCCTACGCCTAATATCAATCGTGCAAAAGCTATGATGGGCGGCGGCAAGGCTTCACGGGTTATCAAGTTCGACCGATTTGGGAACCGTATGTAATGGCAATTAAGGCAGAGCTTCCTGACGGCACTATTCTGGAATTTCCCGAAGGAACTCCAGATGATGTGATTGACGCAACTGTTAAGCAGCAGATTGGTGCTGGTCAACCACGCGACGAAAGTCTGCTTCGTGGCCTGTATCTTGGCGCACGAGAGCCGTTGGATATTGTTGCATCACGTTTGGAACAACTGCCCGGTGTTGGCGGTATTAATCGCCTTGGGGCCGCTCTTGGGCTTCCAACGGCACGCCAGACGCTAATGGAAACTGATATTGCTCGTCGGGCCAATACGTCAACGGCAGGGCAAATCCTTGGCAACATTGCTGGCACGGCTGCGATGCTTCCAACACGCGCTGTAACGGCTCCTGCAACACTTGGTCAGGCTGCTCTTGGTGGTGGCCTTTCCAGCGCTGCACTGTCACGCGCACAAGACATTCCTAGCTTTCTTGGTGATGTGGCTTCTGGTGCGGCAATTTCTACTGCCTTGAAGCCTGTTGCTGACGTTGTTGCCGGAACAATTGCGCCGACTGTAAGCCGTGGCATCCGCACGTTGCGCGAACAAGGAATTTCTCCGACACTCGGCATGATTGTAGGTGAGGGCGAAAGCCTTCTTGGCCGTGGTGTGCAGAAACTTGAAGAGGCTGCGACAAGCCTTCCCGGTATCGGTGATCTGGTTCAATATGCTCGTGAGCAAGTTGGCGATGAATTTGAAAAGTCCGCTCTTAATCGGGCCGCGTCATTCATTGGCCGCGTGGTTCCGAAGGACTTGGAAGGCGAAGAGGCTGTTGGCTGGGTAAAGGGTAAACTTCAGCAGGCTTATAATACGCTTGTTCCGAACCTTGAGTTTAACGTGACCAAGGAATTTGGACAGACGGCGCGTCAGGTGTTTGATGACCTTGGCATTCCGTCAAGCCGCAAGAGCCTGCAACGTGATTGGCTGGCAATCATTAAAGATAGCATTACTGATTTGGCTGATGAAAACGGATTTATCCGTGGCAAAAACCTTCAGGATGCTTTGAGCCGTCTTGGTAAGTCTTCTGAAGCCTTTATGAAGTCTGCTGATCCGTTCGAGCGTCGCCTTGGTGTAGGCACTGCAAATCTTCGTCAGGCATGGATGGAAGCTTTGGCTGAACAAAATCCAGCGCAGGCAGTTGCCCTTCGTCAGATTAACTCCGGCTGGGCGCATCAGGCACGTTTGAAGAAGGCTGCTGCTGGCGCACAAGGCAAGATTACGCCATCATCTCTTGATCGCGCTGTATCTGCGTTTGGCAAGGGTGAGCGCCGTGGGCCTTATGCTGACTTGGCTCGTGCTGGTCGTAACATCCCATCTCGCACGCCTGATAGCGGCACTGCAACACGCCTCGCACGCAATCTTGCTCTTACTGGTGGATTGGCTGCTGGTGGTCAGGGGATTGCAGAAGCACTTGGCTATGAAGGCATCACTCCGCAGCAAGCATCTGCTATCGCATTGATTGCAGCACCATATACGCCTCAAGGCCGTAAAGCTATTGCAGCAATCCTTGGCCGTCAGCCCAGCAAGGCATCTCAAGCCGTTGGCGTTGCGTCTCGTGCGCTTCTTAGCCCAGCCGCTGTTGCTGGCCTCACAACTCCCCGCCAGAGAGGGCAATAATGGCTAAAGATTTAGCGTCTCACGTTGATAAGATGGCCGCCAAGTATGGTGTGCCTGTCTCTCATGCTCGTGCCATCTTCCAGATCGAAAGCTCTGGCGGAAAGAATAAGGCTGTCTCTAAGGCTGGCGCTCGTGGCCCAATGCAACTTATGCCTGCCACAGCCAAAGAGCTTGGCGTAAACATCGACGACCCGTTCCAGAACATTGAGGGCGGCGTTAAATACTACGCAAAGATGCTGAAGCAGTTTGGCGACCCCATTCTTGCTGTAGCTGCGTATAACGCTGGACCGCGCAATGTTCGTGAGGCTGGCGGTGTTCCAAAGTTCAAGGAAACGCAGAACTATGTTCGCAAGTTTACGAGCCTTGTGGGCGCTCCTAACCTCATGGGCGTTGTGGCTCCAAAGGTAGCACGTTCAGAGCCTGGTAAGCCTCTCACAATGAAGCTGGACGAGCCTAAGCCCTATACGCCAGAGCCGACGGACCTAGAGGCTGACACGGAAAGCAATTTCGCTTCCTTGTTGGCTAAGATTGGCATTGGTGGCCGTAAGCGCAAAAGCACCAAGAAAACACCAGGCATCTTAGACGGGATCTTCTGATGGCTAAAAAGGCTTCCACACAAACACCTTGGACACCGCAGCAGCGTAAGAAGCGCCGCCATCAACCAGCTGGCCTGCGTCATCGTAAGAAGCTGGGACCGAAGTCACACTTGCGGTAAAAGAAAAGGGCCGGACATTCCCCCAACGGCGTCCGACCCTTTCCCCAACAACGAGAGGATGCTTGTGTGGCAAGCCTCTCTAATCTAGCTATTTCTCACTCGTCGTCAATAGCATTTAATGGTGTCTCAGGAGGTAATTCTTCTGGAAGACGAGCATAGTCGCCACCAGCGTTGATAATCTCCCGTAGCGCGGTCTGCACTAGCTCACCATTATCCCACTGCCCTGTAAGCACGCCACGATATACCACTGAGCCTTCACGGTAGGCTTTTGCGACTTTCTCACGGGCTTCTTGTAGGGCTGCCATATCAATCTCCGTCAAAATGGAACCTCGTCTGACAGATCGTCGTCAAACGGCTGGCGCTGGTATCCATTAGCCTTGGCCTTGTCATGCGCCGTTGGTTTACGCTCTGCATTCTCAGCACGCGACATAAACTCAACCTCGTCTACAGTGACGTTAAACTGAGCTTTACCTTCATATTCACCGATAGACAAGGAACCAGACACGGCGACCTTAGCACCTTTCAGCAGATACTGCTGGAGATTGCGCGCACGTTTGCCCCACATATTGCAGCGGAACCAGTTCGTCGTCTTGCTGTCTCCATAGCCCTGAGAAACGCCCACAGGGAACGTAAGAACGTCTTCGCCTGCTTTGGTCTGCTTCAGTTCTGCATCGCGGCCCAGACCGCCTGTAATGAACAATTTCTGCATCTTACATCCCCAACGCTGCAATGTAGGTATCAAGAACGGCTTCCCATTCCTGACGTTCGTGGCTCTCCATGGCGCGCAGCTTGATAATCTGGCGCATAATCTTCGGATCAAAACCACGGCTCTTGGCTTCAGAATACACGTTCTTAATGTCTTCCATCACCGCACGCTTGTCTTCTTCAAGGCGCTCAATGCGTTCAATCAGCAAACGCAATTCATCTGCTGCTACTAAGTCACTCATTATAGTTTCCTTTCTACTCGGCTGTTTGCTTCAGCGGCAATCCATTCCTGCATACGCATCTTGAGATAATCCATCTCGATACGAGCCTTGTTTGCTGCTGTTTTTGCCCGGACCATCGACTTGATGTAATCCGACCATTCCTTTGATGACTTCACCGTCCGCTCTGCGTGGCTATCCGGCATATCACCTAGTTTTGTCTTCTGCTGTGCGAGGTAGGTTGTCTTCCCTTCCTCTAGCATTCTGGCGGCGTTATCTAGCTCTGCCCATTCAAGCGCGGCCAAACGAAAGCGTTCAGAGATTGGAACGTCATTCGGTATCATGTCTAATTCCTAACTTCGTTGCTAACTTTTCTGCTTCTGCCATCAAGTCTATTCCATGTTCCCTGTAGAAGCCCTGATGGCCCAATGCCTCTACACTTTCTCTAGGCCCCCACTGTATCTGGTGGTGTCGCGGGCAGAGGGGAACAACTCTATCGTGCCTTCTAGATACTCGACCCATGCGATCTGCGTATCCAGTGACATGATGCACTGTCGCCTGACTTCCACACACTAAGCATGGAAGCTGGGCAACACGCGCCATATGCTCACGCTCCTTTTTTGTTGGCGCTTTCACGGCGATTCCTAACTTCTTCCCACTGATTGTGGGATCGCTCAAGGGCCTCTTCGTATAGGCGCGTTGCCTCACCCATAACGTCTTGCAGGAAGTCCAACTGGAATACGATATTCTGTTCCAGAAGACGCTCCATATCCCTTGCTGACGGCGATGCCCCATCTCCATACATAGGCCAACTGAATGTTAATTTAGCCATCTGCCAATTCCTTCAGCGTGTAACGTGCAACACGGCGCTCTTCTCCGTGGCGATCCGTGACGTAGTTCCAAGACATATCAATCTTATGGCCTTCGTCGCGTAGGTCTTTGATGCGTGCAGCCAGGCGCATGATGCCAAGCTCCTTCATCGCCTCCAGTGGACCGATATGCGACTTCTTCAGCCAGCCAAGGACCAGTTCGTTCTGTGTCATGCCGCAAACTCCTCGTTAAGACGTTCAATTTCCTTCTCAACTTCCGTCAGAAACTCAGCGACCTTCGCTTCCAAGTCAGCGATAATCGCCTCATCCCGTTCAACGCGCACAATAAACAACTGTAGGTGGCTCGGCAGGCGCGGATCGAACGACACAAAGTCGCACCACTGGCGGTCCGTGCAGCGCATCTGCCACATCATCTGGTTGATATACTTGCTGGGAGCCTTCTTGGCCTTCAGCGTCTCAATGTGGGTGGTGGTATTGGGAACCTTTATTTCTATCAGTCCATCTTCTCCGACCAAACCATCAGGACTTGCGTGGGTATGCTTAAGGACTGGGTGAAGAGCAATTCCCATCTCATCGACGAACACGCCAGTAGCCTCTTCATATGCTTTTCTGGCCGCATCTTCATTGTCTATGCCAAACTGCATAGCTGCGTTCACATAACCTTCTGATGGAATTCCCGTTAGCCGCTCCGCGATAATTCGATTTTTAATATTGTCTCGAGATGCGCCCCAGCCGGATTTTGTAGTCGCCAGAGCCTCATTTAGCTGACTTGCTCCAAGAGAGCCGCACCGCGCCTTATACCAAGCTTCAGTGCGTTGAGTGATGTCATCGGTCATAATGCAATCCTTGTCCCTAAAGGAAGTGATAGCGCCGCATTGATCGGCCAACCACGGTCCTGAATGCGTTTAACTATTGGCCTGTATGGAAGAGCCTTCCGGCGACAGTATTCCTTTAAGGTTACTTTCTCTTCGCCGTCTGAAACGTAAATGCAGTTTCTGCGATTGCTGTTTTGCTCTTTTCTTGTTGACCATTTGCAGTTTTCTGGGCCGTATCCGGCATCATTATCAATTCTATCCAACATCATGCCCTCAGGGCGAGGGGTCATATCTGAATAGAAATTATCAAATGACTTCCATCGTTCGCATACTTTGATGCCGCGCCCGCCATAGTTGCGATAGGCTTTGTGATTTTTATTTGAGCATCTGGATTTCATGTCCGCCCAAACCCAATAGAGCTTCTTATCCATCCTCTTATCCCTTCTTCTTCTGCAATACGCCAATGACGTAGTTGTATTGCTCTTGGTTCATCTCGTTAAGGCCATTGACCTTGAGCTTCTTGCAGATCGCCACAACATCAGACTGCGTTTCGGCAATCAGGTCTTGCACCTTTTCAAGCTGGTCGCGTGAGATTTTGCCGTTGTCTTCCAATGGCTTAGAGGCATCAATTGCGTCATGCTCTACAATCTCAAGAGCAGCCATATAGAGATAGCGGCGCTGGTATGTCTCAACTGCGCCAAGGTTCTGGATCGGGTGTGTTCCCTTCAGATTGGCTTCTGCCATTGGGCTGGTGAATGTGATGCGCTCACCAGTATCGACATCGACCAGTTCAAGCGCCGCCATCTCCTGCGTGAATGACACGATAGGGCAAAGGCCATACGTCTCGAACACCTGAAGCGCAGGGATCAGGAAGTCGCCAAGCTCGAAGTATGAGTAGCCTGCGAAGCTGTTCTTGCCAGACTTCTTCAGCGACTTGGCGTGGAATGCTGCTCGTGCAGCGTTAAGTTTTGCGTAAACAGTCATCTTACTTTTTCCCTTTGATGCGCTTTAGGCGATCCTGTAGCTCCTCGGCCACATCAGGATGATGGTCCGCAATATCTACAAGCATGAGGATGAGGTAGCCGAGCTTGAACGAGCATTCGTTGCCATACGGCTCGTCAGTCTGGCTGTTAAGTATCGCTAGGATAGTTTCGTGGTTGGACATTTCTAAACTCCCTTCGTGTCTAACGCAGCCACAATACACGTTTCAAAACATGATGCAATACTAAAAAAATGCGTTGACGTATTATTTTTCAGGCCATAGTTAACGCGTGACACAAGGAGGAATAAATGCACACACGAGTAAGGGAACTACTGGGGATGGCCGCTTATTGGGGCATCACTCGGCGTGATATTGCCAGCCGGGCCGGTATCGCTGAGACGACATTCACCAAGTGGAAGACACGTTACCCTAGACTTTCAACTTTGGAAAAAGCAGAACAGGCTCTAGAAGATTTAATTCGTGAACGGGGACTGCTCAGTGAAAAAGTGGAAAGCTAAGAAGGCTTACTGCAAGGAAGGCCACAAGCACGACAGTCTGGCAGAAGCCAAGCGCTGTGATGAGCTACATGAGATGCAGGCGGTCGGGTATATTGATGACCTGATTGTCTGGCCTCAGTTCTGGTTCGTCATCAATGGCCGCCAGGTGAAGCATGATAATGGCCGCCGCGTGGGCTACAAAGCTGATTTTGGCTACGTCATGAATGGGCAGGAGATTGTGGAAGACGTTAAGGGTTCGAGTAAGGCGGTTGACAGCCGTGACTGGCCGATCCGTAAGTCAATCTTCCGTGCGCTGTTTCCAAACTACGAGCTGCGAGAAATAAGGCCGGGGAGGCGGAAGGGAGAAACGCCATCAACCCGGCCACGCCACCACCGCAGCGTGAGCGAATAATATAGAAAAAGGGAACTTTAGACAATGATTAGGATTAGACACTGCCGCAAAACTGAGGGCGAAGAACCAAAGCCCAAGATTGAGTGGCCGATTGCTAAGATTGAAGTAGCTCCACCACCACCGCCACGAGTAGCTCCTAAGCTGATTAGCGATAAGGGCAACGCGCTGATTGAACAGGTAATGGCTGAATATGATGTCACCAGAGAGCAGCTATTCAGTAGCTCACGCGCCAAGCCAATCATCACTGCGCGCCGTCATCTGATGGCCCTGATGCACGATAAGCTGAACTGGAACCCGCAGCGGATCGCCCACTTCATGGGTGTAGACCGCACGACAGTCAGCCATCACATTGGCCTGCGGAGAAGTTCGCTGGTGAAATATGGCTCTTTTAGAATGCCATAAGTTGTGTTATGCAAGCGGGCGAGGGTGGAGTTAGCAGCTCCAATCCCCCGCCGAATATCAGGCGATCCAAAGGAAAGGCAAATCGCATGACACGTAAGGTTCTTACAATTTCCGCTCCAAAAGAGCAAGGCGTTAAGGTTGATGAATACATCCCAAAACGCTGTGACACCTGCAGATTTTACGAACCTCCGAACTTAAAGCTGCTTGGCGAATGCCGCAGGAGATCGCCGTATTTTAATGATGGCTCAATAAGATTTTGGCCTAATGTAAAGCCTGATTTGTGGTGCGGAGAATATAAGCGCCTTCCAGTGAAGGTGTCGTGATGCACTATTTCCAATTCAACATTGGCGACTACGCCAGCCACACCCGTCATCTGTCTCCTATGGAGGATTTGGCATACCGGCGTTTGCTCGATTTATACTATCTCAAAGATGGTGAGGTGTATGGAGATGAGGCTGAAGTCGCTCGGCAAGTTGGCCTGCGTGAATACGTCCAAGAGGTAAAACAGGTCTTACAAGACTTCTTTTGCCTTGATGCTGATGACCGCTGGTCGCACGCACGCTGTGATGCAGAAATAGCGCATTTCCGCCAAAAATCAGAGAAAGCGTCCAACGCTGGTAAGGCATCCGCTCAACGTCGATCCAACAAACGTTCAACGGACGTTCAACCAACCAATAACCAAAAACCAATAACCAATAACCAAGAACCAGTATTATCCTCTAAAGAGGATATGTCATCTGACGATGACCGCGTGTCCGTCAAAGACATTGTGGAGGCTTGGAACGAACTTGCTGAGGCAAAGGGCTTGGCGAAGGTTGTGAAGGTCACTGACACCCGCAGGAAGCAGATACAGGCGCGGATAAAGGAATATGAACCTGATGATTGGTCCAAGGCGCTGACAGCGATTTACAAGTCTAAGTTTCTGTGCGGCGAAAACGATAGGGGCTGGAAGGCTGACTTTGACTTCCTGCTCCAGCCGAAGAGCTTTGTGAAATTAGTAGAGGGAGCATACGACAGATGAGCGAGAAAAAGATTGGCTTCCAGAAGGAAGAGCTTGTGGGCCTCACTGGCTGCCCAACTCAGATTGACGAATACGTCGAATGGTTAAACCAACGCTTCACGTTCGCAAAGGCTCGTGTCCTGCGTGATGCCAGGGGGATTAAGTTCCTCGACATCGAGTATGGCAAGTAATGCCAAGGAACAACGGGCGCTGCCCACCATTTGAGTTTGTGGACATAATCTTCCGTAATGGCGAGATACGCAGGGCGGTGGACCCGCAGAAATGGCGCTGGAAACCAATGGACTTTGAACACGAATGGGAGATTATGCGCTGGCAGCGTAGCATTGAAGGCGAAAAAAATAAGAAATAGGTATTGACCAATGCGTTTTAGACGCTAAAGTGGCCTTCATAGACACGAAGAGGAGTTAGACATGGAAGACAAGCAAGTTTCACTGAATGGAATTATCAAGTTCATTGAGGATGACATCGCCGACATCCGTTACGCCTTTGACAAAAAGAAGGAGTGGCTGTTTGCAGCAGATGTGATGGAAGAGATGCTCAACGCGCTTAAACAGCACGTTTCTATGGGAGAATAGACATGACACTCAAGGAAGCTATCGTTTGTTTCGCCTGCAGCGCATTTATCGGCGCTTGCGTAGTTATCGCTCTGACGAAGGAGTTGGCGCTGTGAAGAGCTACCGCGACTATCTCGCCATCAAGGGCTTAAAGCCGATCGTCATTGAGCGCACCGCAAAGCAGAGGGGTGACAAGGTTCTCGTAGCAAGCTGCAAGCCAGTGGTGGTTGTGAAATGACTGAGATCACACAGGCTGACCGGGATGCCGTTAATAACCTTTTTGGAAAACAGGGCTTGTTAATCACAGGAAACGCTGTTCCCGCATTGGCAGAAGCCTTCGCCCGTCACCGCATGGAAGAGCGCGCTGCGATTGTTGCGTGGTTTCGCAGGACAGCCGATGCAATCAGGAAGGATGCAGATGCTGGCCTTTGGGATGATTTTACAGAAAGCGAAGTGCGAGAGGCAATTGAAGACGAGATTACTAACGCTAACATGATTGAGGCTGGAGATCATTTAAAATGAAAAACGCCATCATGATACGCATGACGAAGCCGATCAGCATCGCAAAGCTGCCGGACAAGTCAGAGAGCGACACCTACTACCGCAAGCTAATGGAGCAGAGCGCAAAGGCAGAGTGTCAAGCGATACTTGACAGCAAGAAGGTCTACGGACCCATGACAGAGGACCAGCAGATCGACGCAATCGCCTGGGCCTACGACATCAAACTATCACGCATCTAAAAGGGAGAATGAACATGAAGAAGGTTATTATCGCAGCAGCGCTCGCGCTTTCAGCTACGCCAGCAATTGCGCAGGGCTTTACATACTATCTGGTTGAGCAGTGGGTATCTAACGGTAACCGCTTCTGCCGCTACAGCAACGGAGCCGTCATCGCGGCTGGCTACTCAATCTGCCCACTAAGCATTCGTGGCCTGTGACCGTGAAGGGAAAAATCATGCAACAGGTATTTGATATTGCAATGGCCGTTCTCGCCATTGGTGTTTTGTCAGCGGCTGTAGCGTTTTGCGCACGAGTTGGCTGGGAGTTTGGTGGACGGCTCTAATGGATGCGAAGACCAAGAACGACAAGTTCGTAGACTATCGAAAGAGGATGCTCCCAGAACAACTAGACCGCGCCAGAAGGAGATACATCGGATTAGTCCGAGAGGCTCGTCGTCTAGATATGAAATGGGTGCTGACAAACAAGGAGCTATACAGCGATGAGTATGACTGAGACATTAACCGTCGAACTAGACATGGAAGTGGCAGACCAGATCGTCGTATCGTGGCTCAAGGATAACATGAAGCTGATTGAGGGCGTTTACTACGGCGACAACAGTGGATGCCACGAAGACGATCAAGACTATCAGGCTATGAAACGTATTCTAGAATACATGACGGAGCCTGGTAATGACTGACGATGACAAGGCGCTGGTGGAGCGGCTGCGGGATGTTTATCGCGTGAAGGTTCCAAATTACATCGACGATGCAGCAGACCGCATCGAAGCCCTAAGCGCAGAGAACGAGCGGCTGCGGAATGGGTTAGATGCAGCACTGAATGCGATTGAATTTGTGCGAGTGCGTGATGGCTTAATGCAAGATGAAAATGATTTGTGCAACATCGCCCGCGCAGCCTTGGGAGAAACGAAATGACGGATATCGAGCGCAAGGCGCTGGTGGAGGCGGTAAAAGACATTCTCAACGAGGATAGCCTGCATAACGCAGAAGAGTTTTCAGAAGCTATCCGCGCCGCACTCGCCAATCGTGGGCTAGAGATCAAGGAGAAGAAAGATGATTGAACTAGCGCTAATTCTAGGAGGTTTCTTCGGAGGCTTCATCATAGGTTATATCGTTTGTGCTATATACCTTGGTGAAAAGATTGAGGAGCTTCAGGATGAAATTACACTCTACACAGACCGAGACGAGCGTGGACGCTTCAAAGGTTCGATGGGTAGGATCAAGCGAAATTAAGCATCATGTCAACTGCGCTGTAACCCGCTGGGGCGATATTCGTTCTTGGTGTGATTGCGGCGCAGTGTTGACAAACTACCGCGCTAATACGAAATAGGCTGCATGGAACAGCCAGTAAAAGAAACTGAGAATAAGTTTGGGAACCTTCCTGGGCCTGGTCCCGGCAGACCTAAGGGCGTGCCTAACAAGACTACGCAATTAGCTAAAAACGTCATCTCTATGGCAGCAGAGAGACTTGGCGGAACAGAGCGTATGGTCGAGTGGGCAAAGGAAAGCCCTGCAAATGAGCGCGCTTTCTGGACGGTTATCTATCCGAAAGTTCTGCCGCTACAGATTAACGCGGACATTGAAGCTAACATCGCGGTAAGGGGCGCGCTTGTGTGGAAGACACCGAGCTAAAAACAATTGAAAGCCCGTATGAGCCGCGAAAGCAGTTCATGCCTCTCCATCTGCGTGAGACGCGATGGGGTATTGTCGTTGCACATCGCCGCGCTGGGAAGACAGTCGCCTGCGTCAACGACCTAATCAAAGAGGCTGCGTGCTGCATTAAGCCAAACCCACGCTTCGCTTACATCGCGCCACAGCTTAACCAAGCCAAAGACATCGCCTGGCAGTATCTGCTCGAATACACCGAATGCTTTGGTGATGAGCGCAAGGTAAACGCCTCAGAGCTTTGGATTGAGCTTCCGAACAATAACGCTCGTATCCGCATTTACGGTGCTGACAACCCAGATCGCCTGCGTGGTATCTATCTCGACGGCTGCGTGATGGACGAGTTTGGGGACATGAACCCGACTGTCTGGACGCAAGTTATCCGCCCTGCGCTATCAGACCGCAAAGGCTGGGCCATCTTCATCGGCACGCCCAAGGGTAAGAACGTGTTCTACGACCTCTGGCAGAACGCAGAGACTGACGAAGACTGGTCGCGCCTGATGCTGAAGGCTTCTGAGACTGGTCTGCTGGACAACAAGGAACTCAATGACGCTCGCCGCATGATGAGCGAAGACGAGTTTAACCAAGAATACGAGTGCAGCTTCGACGCAGCCATTCGGGGCGCATATTACGGCAAAGAGTTTTCAGATGCAGACGCAGAAGCACGAATTACATCTGTTCCTTATGACCCATCTCTACCAGTCCACACTGCTTGGGACTTGGGTATGTCCGACAGCACCGTCATCTGGTTCGTCCAAGCGCATGGCGGAGAAACCCGCTGGATTGATTGTCTCAAGGGTGAAGGTGTTGGCTTAGACTGGTATGTGAAGCAGCTACAGGACAAGCCTTACGTCTGGGGCAACCACTATCTCCCGCATGACGTTCGTGTCCGTGAGCTTGGAACAGGCAAGAGCCGCTTAGAGGTTCTACAGGAGCTTGGCCTGCGTAACATTGAGATTGCACCACGCATGGATGTCATCGATGGCATTCAGGCTCTCAGGATGCTTCTGCCGCGCTCTTGG